CATACTTTGCAAACATATTATGTGATAGTCCGGTTTCGGCCATCATACCACGATGCATCGGAAACCCTACTAATTCAAAATGACCAAAGCACAGATCAGATTTACTGCTATCAATAAAATTAAAAATATCATTCTCATTCTCCTTACAAATCCATGGTATAAGATCAATTGCAGCATTATCTTCATGCATACGAGTAGGTTTATCAATTATTATAATGTTATCATACTCGCCAAGAATCAATGACTGCGCATTGACAGCAAGTGATTCTTTCCAAAATATATCGTGGTTACCTAATAGAGTTATTAGTTGGATGCCTCTTGCTTTAAGTTCATCAAAGAAGTATCGTTTACACTCGGCTAGTGTATTAAAGTTAATAAACTTCCTACGATCAAATAGATCACCTAATTGATAGATCGCTTTGATATTATGTTGTTCCATGTATGGAAATAAACATTGACTATAAAACTTCTCATAGTATGTGTGGAATTTAAGAGAGTCGCCTCTCACGCCAAAATGGGTATCACCTAAAAGTATAAACTTACTCACTAAACTCGTCCTCAATAAAAGTATCTAATGTAATAGTATCTGGATCTTTCTTCTTCTTACGTTTCTTCTTTTGTCTCTCTTCAAATCCATCATCGAAAGTACCATGTTGTTGCATGAACCCGATATAAGAATTTTGGAAGTCATCGCCATCGTCATGACCTTGTGTCTCAAAGGACTCGATAGTGGTATCTCTTATTAGTTTACCACGGATGTATGATTGCTTCTTCTCTTTATCGATACGTCTTAGGTAGGCATACCAAATAATTGTAGTGAAGTAACTGAATGGGTTGGATGATTTTGCCGGATCAAAGTTATCAAAGTATTGTATACAGTTCTCGATGCCGTCAAGGATCATCTCATCTTTGTAGGAATAGTTGATGAAGTTTGGACGATTAGCTAGCTTGGTTGCAATCTTTAGGATACATGTGCCGATATAGTTAGAGATTTGAGGTTTGTCATCTCCGCAAGATTCAGCTTCTACTATAGCCACTTTATGTTTAACTATAGCTGCAAGCAGATCTGCATTGTTTACGTATTCGACTGGCTTTTTAGTCGCCATGTAATTCGCCTTTATTTAATAATTAAAACCATTATACTACAAAACTCAGATAATGTAAAATTATTTTATCTTATTTCGATAATCCAAGATTGCTGCTTTAATTGCATCTTCTGCAAGGACTGAGCAATGAATTTTAACTGGCGGTAATGCTAACTCTTCTGCGATATCGGAGTTCTTGATTGTTTGTGCCTCATCCAACGTTTTACCCTTGAGCCACTCGGTGACAAGACTAGAACTAGCAATAGCAGAACCACAGCCATATGTCTTAAATTTTGCATCTGTTATGATGTCTCCTTCTACTTGAATTTGAAGCTTCATTACATCGCCGCATGCGGGTGCACCTACCATACCCGTTCCAACGCTTAATGATTCTTTATCTAAAGATCCAACATTTCTTGGGTTTTCGTAGTGATCTAATACTTTTTCAGAATAAGGCATATTATGCTGAGAATGATGAACCACATCCACACTTACTTGTGGCGTTTGGATTCTTTATCTCAAATTGTTCTCCCATCAAAGAGGTTTTATATCCAATAACTGCTCCTAACAAATATTGCATACTCATAGCATCTACTAGTAAACTAACTCCATTTTGCTCTATAACAAAGTCATCATCATTTTGGTTTTCATCAAAAGTGAAACCATATTGAAAGCCTGAGCACCCACCTCCAGAAACAAATATCCTTAACTTAAGCTCAGGAGTATTCTCTTCTGCTAGTAGTAATTTAATCTTATCTGCGGCCGATTCTTCTATTGTTATTTGATCCATATTATTCCTAATAATAATTTTACATTAATTGCTGGGTATGTTATTATGACTGTATTGGTTCTTTCAGTTAGTTAATGAATAGTCTTAGGTATATCTACTGTTACTACTGGAAATTCCTCTAATAAATCTTCATCAGATTTAATTCGGTCTCTAAACAGGTTTTGCAGTTTATCAGTTAGCTCTTGGAGCTCCTCGGGATTATATGGAACCGGGTTCTCAGCGTTCGATCCCACAAAATCATCTATAGATCTGTTGTATTCACTCTCATACTTTTGATCCATATTTTTAATGAATATGATTTGGCTTTTCTGAAATGTATACTCATCCTCTGCAGAAAAGTAAGTATATGGAGATAGTACAATCGATTCAGCCATTCCAGAATGTCTAGCAACGCGTCGAACAGCCATAGGGAATAATACTCTAATCTCGTAATCGTCTTCACCAATACAATGAGCAACTAGCTCTTCTGCAGAGATCAGTTTAAATACTATGTACCTATCATTTTGCATTAGATCTGTACCTCATGAACTTTATAATCGAACTTCTCTTCTGAATAGATCTTAACTCGTTCGACAAAATGGTTTAGTGTATGATTCTTTCTTGATTTATACTGCAAGTTATCAGCAATATCATATAGTTTAAGATGAGTCTTACCATCTTTTAATCTTAATCCACGCCCGATAGATTGGAGGTTTCTGATTTTAGATTTGGTAGGAGAAGCAAAGATAATGTTCTCTATACTAGGAATATTTATACCCGTAGAAAATGTAGCGTATGAAGCAACAATAATAGTGTTATCTCCAAGTTCTGTGTTCTTACGTATGTCTTCTCGATCTAGGGTATCTACTCCGCCATGAACAAAGTAAACATTTTTATCGGGGGCCTTGTTTCTAATCATATCGTATAGAATCGCACCATGTTTTTCTACAAACTGGAATAGTACTAAAGTATTACCTTTACTATTAATTGCTAGATTGCGAATGAATCTGTTTCTGTCTTCATTTGCGATAAGGAATTGCATCTCATCGTTATAGTTATGTTCCTTACACGCTTTTTTAACTTCTTCTTTATATTGTAATACTATACAGTTAATATCAATAGGCACCACTCGGCCGGAATCCATTAATTCTTTTGTTGTGGTTACTCGATGGACTGCACCAAATAATCCTTCAAGTGTTAGTTGATTTAGTTTCTTATTGTCTATCGTACCAGTCGTACCTGTTCTATACTTAACATGCTGCATTCTTTCCATAATCGTAACAAGTGATGTTGCTTTAAACTGGTGCGCCTCGTCTCCGATAATAGCATCAAACTGTTGGAACCAGTCTTTTGGTTGTTTGTAGATACTTTGCCATGTAGTAATAAGAACTTCAGTTGTCATTTCTCTAGTAAAACCTGAGTATAATTTTTGACAGTGTTTACCAACGATCCATTTATTATGTGATGAATAATCCTCAAAGTCAGAATACATCTGTTCTACAAGCGTCGTTGTAGGTACCACGATCATGCATTTTCTGCCTTTAAGTAAATGCCATCTAATTAAACAATAGATAATGAATGATTTACCAGAAGCAGTTGGTGATAATAATACTGTTCGATTAGTTACTAGTGCATGATGAATGGCTTGGATCTGATAATCACGAGCTGGAATCGCTTCCCCACGGGCGTGAAGGTTTAATAGTTTAACAAACTCTTCTATATCTTCTATAGCATATTCATTAGTATCCATAACCTTTGGATACTCTTCAGTTTCTCTATGTTCTAATTCGTATGAATTACGTTTACAGAATTCTATTAAGTATGGATATAAACCAGCGTAAAGAGTTTTACGTATCATCGAATACAGTCGAACTTTTCCATCCCAAAGTCTAGCTTTAAACTTAGGTGAGAACCTAGCACCAGGAACTTCATACGTAAAAAAGTTTTCTAGTTCTTGTTCGCATGAAGTATCACCAAAGATTCTGATATGTACTTCTGATATTTTTTCGACTGTTAGTTTCATTACATTCCGGCTAGGAATTGTTTCCATGTGATAGCATTTTTGAGTTGCCAGTCTCGCGCTTTGATTTGATTTAAGATAGACTCAAGTAAATAACCCATAGTCTCGAGATATTCGATTTTACTGTTCAATATTACTAATGTTTCATCGCCTGAGATAAACTCATCCATTTCATTTTTAAGTGGTTTAATACCTTGCCACTGATCCCATCCTGCAGCCTGAAGTTCGTCCTTACTCATTTCACCTCTATAATACCTAAACTTATTCTTACGTAATAGGTTATAGTCAGCGCGAGCTTTAGTTAACTTCAGCTTAACTTGAATCATTAGCTTGATGTATTTAGAATGAAGCAAAGCGGTCTTAGTTGATTCCTCACCTAAATGATTATCGCTTATCTCGCAATCTTTTTCCCACATCTGTTGTATTTCATCAATATTCATAACATACTCACACGATTTAAAATTATATTATATCACAAACTGCAATTATTGTAAACTGTTTTATACGTTCTCTACGAAATTGTAATAGGTGTATCTGAATGTACATGTACCTGTCAGGTATTGTATATCATCAACGTTTGATTCAAACTGCAAGCTACCTATTGATGCTGGATAGAGATCCTTGAATTGTATAGACTGAACTCCAATGTTATTACTACCTAAAATCTCTAGTATTCCGTCTGAGTAGTTGCCTTGTTGAGTACCAAATCTGGTGCCAGTCTGAACTGTATTATCAGTAGAGTTAGCCAAAGCTTGGTATTGAGCGTAATCTTGTGGGAAACCAAGTCCAGTAATCCAGTTATAGATTGCTTTATAGTTTGCCATATTTTCATCAACTAAGAAGTTAACAATTAAAGCGCCAAAATCTAATATCTCTCCAGGAACTATTGATGTGGAAAAAGGTGTACCAATAGGAATCGGATCTAAATTAATATCAGGTATATTAGCTTGCTGACAAAAGAACGTAACACCTGGTAATTTAGTGATATTCAATCTAAACCCAGTAGGGCTTAGTGGATTAAGATTTGGTGGTAAAGGACATCCCATTTGAGCCATGATTAAACCTCTTTAATGATTATATACTATTTATAAGCAAATAAAAAGGGAGCCGAAGCTCCCTCTTTATCTAATGCAGTTCCCTTACGGGTATTATTACATTAAGTTTGTTACTGAAACTTTACGGTAGTAATAGTTCATGTTAGCAGCCAAGTTGTCTTGACCTGTTGAACCAGAACCTGTATCGTCTAAGTTAACAAATGGGTTAGCTACTAGACCGTAACGTGTCTTGAAACCAATTTTTGGTTGGAAGCTGTTAGGATCAACTGCTCTAACCAATTGGAGAGGAACGTAAGGGCAATAGAATAAACCAGCATCAAATGCTGATGTACCTTTGTAACCAACGCAGAAGAACTGTGTAGCACCTTGGTTAGCAGTATATGGATCAA